TACTGGAATGACGGTTCGGGCTGCAAGAAGGTTTTCGCTGCCAATACTGACGATTTGCAGGAAGCCTATATTCGAGGCCGCGAAGCGCCACCGTCTGACGTTGAGGTGGAGGCCGTGGCAAAACGCTTGCTATGGCGAAGCTGGTGGCCGTGGGATGGCATCGAAAGCGACTATGTGGCGAAGGACGAAGACGATGCGTGGGATTACGCCGGGGAAATCTGTGGCTATCGGGAAGACTTCATCGATCGGGCGAAGGAAGTACTCGAAGTGGAACGACATGCGGTGACGGAATGAGACGGGATTATGTGTACGGGTATCCCACCAAGGATGAAAGCTCAGTGCGATGCTTCGTCGCGGTATCCTGCGGTAGTGGATACGATCATCCGCATCCGAAGGTCACGTTCCACTCCGACCTGATGTACTGCATGGACTGTCATAAATGGTTCCTACCCGTGTACACCAGTGATATCGAATTTTTCCATTGGGAACCATGCTCAGTCTTACGTGCGCGAATATTCCATCATCGGGCATACGAGAGAATCATCAAGCAAATCAAGGAGACGAAATGATAGGAAACAAGAATATTCAACGAGGGCTAATGGCCGTGCTTGTGTCCGTGACAATGGTTTTCCCACTGGCCGGATGTGGGAACGAAGCGGATGCTGACGATGCTGAGAACGGTAGCAACTGCATTGATGTGCGAGGCGACTTCACGGCCGATGAGTGCAGAATCGAGTTGCACGACGGCAGAACCGTGACATGCATCAACTTCGACACCTACAAGGGGGGAGGCGGTCTTTCCTGCGATTGGGACAATGCTAGCGGCAAGGACGGGGAAACGAAATAATGAAAAAGAACAAAAATAAGAAGGATACCCAGAATCTCATGCGGCTTGCGGAGGGAATTGAAAACGCTTTCGAGAATGAGATGCACTATGCGCTCGACGGCATATTCCTTGAAGCATCCACAGCCATTGACAAGGAGCGCATCAGAGAGAACTGGGGTAGATTGCATTCATGCTGCAACCTCGCAATCACAGTCAGTGACGCTTTTGCGAGTTTTGTCATCAAGGATAATCAGTGTCTGACGGATGATGCGGAAGGAGAGGAATAATGGAACATGAACTAATCCCGGTATACACGAAGTTCAACGGTAACGGCGTGCGTGTGCAGAATGATTCAAAACTCATCGACTATCTGGACGATGGGTGGAAAATCATCAATGTCATGGCAGCGAACCCACTGGCATTGGACAATGAGGCCGTAGTGTTGTACGTGATCGAGAAGACTACTGCAAATCATTGGAGCAAACGGAATGAATGAGCCTACCGCCGACGAGATCATGAAAATGTTCGCGGTTGACATAGCCGTTCTTCGTCGTGGTAGGCGCAAGCCGTCTGAGAAGCCGCCAGTCGGAAAGAAGAAGGCGAAAGCGTCGAAAAAGCCGGTCAAGCTTACTGCGGAACAGCTCGCACGGAAACGTGAGCACACGCGACAGTGGCGGATGGCCCACCGTGAGCAAGTCTTGGAATACAACCGCCGATACAAGCTTGCGCATCGTCCGACATTCCACCATTTCAGCCGTGAGGAACAGGCGGCCTACAAACGCAACTACTACCTGCTTCATCCCGAGAAGAGAAAACGGAAGCGGGAGACTGTTTGAGACGTTAATCCAATACCGGTTGCAAGGTTGGGTGCAACCGGTATACTAGACATGTTCCGGCATTAATCGCACGCCTTCGGGCACCGGTGCGGAATCAACATACCATGATTTTGGAAGGCGTGCGATTGGCTGACTGCAAACTGTTGCGTTGCGGGCGTGAACGAGACGATACCAGGCAACTCTGCCCTGAATGTGAACAGCGGCTCCTAGCCGACTTGGAATGGTTCACGAAGAACATCGGATTTTTGGAAACCGACAAGATGAACCGCATCAACAAGAATCATGACGCTGACGGTGGCGGGGGAGGATACTCTGATAATCCGCCATTGCGAGAGCAAGTGTTCGACCTGCTGTATGAGGGAGACGAACGGGATGATAGCGTGTGGGGCACACTATCCGCGTTCGCTAAATGCTTAGGCGTCGAATACCTGAATCACGATCCGTTGAACGTGTTGGCGCAGCGGATAGCCGTGAAGAAAACCAAGCAAGGCGAACCCGCGTGTCTATGCTCAACGGCAACACCCGTGTACGCGCTTGAAATCCGCATCGCCCGCGACAAATGCCAGCGCCTGTTGAATCAAGGCCATACGGTCAGCTTGGGCAACTGCCCCAACACTGACTGCAACATGCCGTTAAGCGCTGACGAGACGGCAAAACAAGTCAAATGCCGTGGATGCAGGAACGTTTGGAACATCAACTTTTTGAGGACACTCATGCAAGACAAGATCAAACACAGCACTTACACGGGGACTGCTTCGGACATCAGAAGCAAACTCCAACAGGCTGGATACCTCGTATCCGCGAACACGCTGAAATCATGGGCGCACAGGGGCAAGCTCACCCCGGTACGCAAGGAAGGGCGGCATCCCATCTACCGTATCGCGGACGTGTACATGCTGATGCAGCAAACCACTCCAGTGGACGATATTTGGGGACTCGTCGGAAAGGACAACCGGCATTGACCGCCACTATCAGCATCACCGACAAGGGCAAGACCATCACCTATCACGCGCATCACATGCGAGACCAAATCGAACCAGTCAAACAGTACGGCATGTTCGGAGAGCAATTGAACGCGAAGAAAAAGCTCCACACGCTCACTTTCTACACGGAGGACTAATAATGCGAGTCAACATCGACTGCACGCTAATCCTCCTACTGTTGTCCGGCATGTTGGCACTCCTGAAAATCGGGGGCCAATTCCCATACTCGTGGATATGGGTGCTCGCACCCATTTGGATACCACTACTCGCACTGGCCGGTATCACAATCATCCTGATAATCGCTTGGATTATCGGCGTCATAGGCGTACTCATTCTCGAAAAGTTCGGAGACTAAATTGCAGATCAGCGGCAAGACAAACAATATTGGCTACGCTCACGCGAACGATGGTGGAGCAGACCTACGTTCCAACGAGGACACGATCATCTGCGCGGGTAGTCAAACACTCGTACACACAGGCGTATACATGGCTATTCCAGCTGGATACGTCGGCCTAATCTGCCCACGCTCAGGCTTGGCGTTGAAACACAACATCACCGTGATGAACGCGCCCGGCGTAATCGACGCGAACTATCGTGGCGAAGTCGGCGTAATCCTCAGAAACATGGGCGAACAGGCGTTTGAAATCCATGAGGGAGACCGGATAGCGCAGATCGTGTTCCTACCATACGCGCACATGCAATTCGAGCCAGTCAACGAACTGGATTCTACCGAACGTGGCGATAAAGGATTCGGCAGCACCGGCAGATGAGCCGACAACAAGAACACTCGCCAAACAGATATTCGACAACCCAAGACAGGAGCAATCATGAGAGTCTACATCGTCACCGCAAACGCCGGAGACAGAAACGACTACAGCGATTTCTACGTTCCAGATGGCCACAGACCTCCGTTTTCGTGGTGGACCATGGCCGAATACTTGTACAGCGGATACGCCGAGGAGGTCAGCATCATGGGCGTCTATTCCACGCGCGGCCAAGCCGAAAACCGCGTCCGTGAACTCGATCGCGAACACTTCGACAAACTCCAAATCTTCGAATGCGTCTTAGACGCCAATTGCTGGAAATACGTAGGAGGCTACGCGGAATGAGCGAGACAATCAAAATCAGTGGAAAGTGAGCGCGTCATGCGAATCTACCTAGTAACTGCGAACGCACAGGATCACAACGAATACATCGAGTACCGGGATCAACCATATAATCCCGATTCGTTCACTGACACCCCAATGCACATGGGCGAAACGCCATGCACCGCGGGATTCGTAAGTATCATGGGCGTTTACACGACACGCGAACAAGCGGAGACACGCGTAACCAAGCTTGCCCGCGAGAAATTCCCGGACTTGCGAATCATCGAGATTGAAACGGACTCGGACTGTTGGCAGTTCATTGGGGGAGGTTGGCTCTGGTGAGCAAGCAGACAATCATCACAGCGGACCATCTGAACGCCACGCACTTAGGCGAGAAGATAATCATTTTAGACAATTGCGAAATCGTCATGTCAGGGAAACTCAAGGAGTTAAGAGCGACGCAATACTCCATGCCGGTGTACAGCAACGATATCGAAGCCGTGCCCGACGGCTGTGGGAACATCACCATTGCCCCGAAACTGAATTACGAAACTGTCACAGACATCATCATGCACCTGTCGAATCAGCTCAATGACGATATCAAGGCGACCGTTCATAGTGACACGGAACTAGTAATCGAAGTCAACGGAAAGTAGGGGAGTATGGCAGAGGGCACCACTGGAAAATCAACGAACGAACTGCTGATGCGCGTGTTGCAAGTCGAATCACCGGAACTGTTCGACGGAAGCGACTATCAGCCGGTACGAGTAGTCGGCTACGATTATTCGCCATTCTGCGAAGCGGTCTGCGAAACCTGTGGCGATGACCCCGAAATGCTGACCATCGCATTCGAGACGAAAAGCGGCGAACGTTACAGCGAATACTACGACTATTTTGGACTGCCGAACATTTTAGAAGCATTGGACAAGTGGGATAAGCAGTACGGGAAGGTGGTAGAGAACCGTGGATGACACTTCAAGCACGAAGAAATTCGTATTTACAAGTGATAGCAAGCCGTCCCCCGACCTCTCGAATTTCAAGCCTTTTGGACACATTGACGAGGACAAACCCAAGTACAGTGCGATCATGATTATCGAGGATGAAGGCGTATACGTTCCCGTGATATACAAGGAATGCCGCGTGGACCTCGACATTGATAACCCGACGATTCACCCGCTATCAGGCCCATGCATGGAACCCTGCTGCTACAGTACGCCGGAACTTGCTATAAAAGCCGGGACACGCATCTACAGGAACATGTTGAAGGACAACAAATGAAGTGGTTTACCAGTGACTTGCATTTCGCTCACCCTTTCGTGGCTGCATTACGTGGCTACGCGCTACCCGGATACGCTAAGGATGCATCGATCAAACAACAGGCCGAACATGAGCATAAGCCGCTCAAGAACTGTGTTGACTGGCGGAAGCATGATGCTGACATCATCAGAAGCATCAACACGTATGTTGGCGAGGAAGACGAACTCTACATCCTCGGAGACATCAGTTCCGGCAATACGTGGAGCGTAGACCAAGCGATAATGCGCATCCAGAATCTACAGGTTCCACGCAAACGCAGGCACTTGATTCTCGGCAACCACGAAATACACAGCTCCAGCCGCACGCTGGAAAAGTTGGCAAGCGTGTTCGGGGAAGTCGGAAGAGTCGGCATCACCGAAATCAGAGACGGGTGGGGAGACAATCCACACACGGTATTTTTAAGCCACTTCCAATGGCGTGAAGACTTCACGCAAAGCAAACCCCTAGGCGCAGTCTCAACCAATTGGAACGCGCCGGAATTAGCCGAATACGCGATACCACGCATGAACAACACGCTGCTCCTGCACGGACACACGCACGCGCATGACCCGCTTGAGTTCGGCAGGCATCAAAATGAGATCAACGTCGGATTAGACGCATGGTGTTTCGAGCCGGTCAACGAAGCCGAATTGGTGGACAATTGGCTACAAACCGCGTCAGGCAACATCTGAGTGGTCTACAATGGCCCTGTTAACAACAAATGCGTTTAGCGAGTGTTCGCCAAACGTTGGAAACCGGCTTCATTATCCTCTGGATAACGGAACCGCGCTTCAATGCCCTGCGCTTCAAGGATCGCGGCTATCTCCCTGCTGCGGGCATTGACGATGGCGTAATCACCTTTGTCCCGTCCGTAACGGTCGTAGTGTTCCTGCGAACGATAGTAGAGCAAGTCAACATGGTCAGGAGGGTTGCCTTGGACTTCCTCAATCCCGTTCACCGTATCCAAAGCGGCCTCGACCGCTTCGACATGCTGCGTGAGCATACTTTCCAACCATGCCTGCGCGTCTGCCGGGGGTTCCGCCTCGCCAGGCTTCTCCCAACGTTTCACCGTCAATACGGCATTGCCGAAACGGTCGGCAAGCATCTTCTGACTGATGCCGCATCGCTCCCGTGCCGCACGAAAAGCGGCCTTCGATCCAAACGTCATCAAACCTCCAGACAATCATGAAAACACGGAAAACGTCGGCTCCAGCATGAAAAACACGCTGGAACCGGCAGAACAACGATTTTCAGCGGAATACGTCACGCCTTGACGCAATCGAACACCAGCAAATCGGAATCATCGGAATCCGTTCCGATCTTGGAGTCAAGACGCCACCCGTTTTCCTCAAGACACCGTTTGATGTCCTCCGTCCAATCATCCGCCTCCACGTCGGACGGGGTGAACTCCAAGTCGTCCACAATCTCCCTATCCTCATGGAAATCGATGAAGTAATCGTAGATGCGGATATGGAACGTCGAATCCACGTCAAGCGGGTTCCTGAGCACCGCATTGTTCGGCTCCATCACGTCGATGTAGGCGTTGTGGGCTTCGATGCGCTCGGTCCATCCGATGATGGTTTCAGGATCGTTCAGGTCGATGAACCAGTCCATGAGCTGCTCGGTGGTCAACGTGTCTGAGTAAGCCGAAAGCTCTTCGTACAGCTTGTCGTAATCGGATTGCGTGGACTCCTCGTCAGCGACGAGCCGCTCATACTTGGCACGGAGCCGTTCGGACGGGATGCAAAGCCATGCGTCTTCGGTTTCGCCGTCCTTGTCAAGCTGGCGATCATAGACGCGCTTTCGTAATTCCGGCTTCGGGAACTCCAGTGCGAATGTGCCAGTCTCATTCCACTTGTGGCCTCTGGTTTTTTCGATTCGTATGGTAATCATTTCAGTCTCCTTGAGTCTGTGAGGATGCCTAGACGCATCCTGTTGGAAATTATTTTTAGAATATTGTTTGCAGCGTGTCAAATCCGGTGTTTCCAAACCGGATTCAACACGCCATGCAGTCAAGCCTTAACAGCAATCTGACGGCCTCCAACGACTTGCCGACCACATTCACACACACGTCGGAATCATGGGCGTCCATCACACATGACCCTCGTCATCGGCTTGCGTCCAGAACACATAATCAAGGTCATATTCACGAGACTTCTCGAATTGTTCCCAAATCTCAATCGGCGTCAGACCAGAAAGCACTTCAGAAGTGAACTCACAATAATCATCGGAACGAGTATTGTCGTGCAGCATGAACACCTGCTCACACCATTCAGGGAACGCTGACCAGAACTTCCGCCACGAATCCTCGGAAACATATTTGGCGAAATCATTGACGCGATAGACACCCTCATAGGGTTCAAACTCACGCTGGTAGAACGGTTGCAGACCCTCGTTTGCCATGTATTCAATATCGCAAACGACAGCCTCGCCGATCGGCTCATCCAATGGCATTGCCTTCAGCTCGTCAACGGTAATCATCATTCTTTCCTTTCATGATTTTTTGGCGAGGATACCCCACCTCTTGTGGGTGGGGAGGAATCGCCTTTCTTTTTTCACTAGTATGCTATAATTATAGCAGTTATTGAAAGTATGACGGACGGCAAAGGAGGATTGGAATGCTCAGCACGCTCACCTACGCGGTGCGGGTCAAAACTACCTCCACCCAGTCAGAAATACTCGACGCCACCTGCTCCGCCTACCTCGACTGCTGCAACATGGTCAGCAAAACAGCGTGGGAACATAAGACGTTAAGTCAGAAAACCCTCAACCAGCTCGCCTACCACAGGCTCCGCGACGAATACCATGTCGGAGCGCAAATGGCGCAATCCTCCATCATCCGCGTCATCGGCAACTATCGGACAATCAAAGAGACGCATGGAACCCCTTGGGCGACCAGCCAGCCGGAATACCATTCCCTTGGATACGACCTTGTATGGAACAGGGATTACAGCATCCTAAAAGACGGACGGTTGAGTGTGAACACGCTCGAAGGGCGAATCAAATTCCCTATCGACTGGACGCACATGCCGGAAACCTATCGTCACGGAAAATTCGGCACGGCCCGACTATTGAACCGGAACGGGGAATGGCTACTGCTTATCCCCAGCACCATAGAACTTCCCCACCCATCCCAACCACAGCAGGTGGTCGGAGTGGATTTGGGCATACGTTTCCTCACCACCACCTACGACAGTGACGGCCATACCGACTTCTATGACGGGAAGGAGGTGAAGAACAAGCGCGAGCATTACAAGAGGCTTCGCATCACCCTCCAGAAGAAGGGGACGCGTAGCGCGAGACGCAGACTCAGGAACATCGGCAACAGAGAAAACCGTTGGATGCGGGACGTGAACCATCAGGTCTCGAAGGCACTCGTCAACCGACAGTCAAAGCCTACGCTCTTCGCGTTGGAAAACCTCGAAGGCATTCGCCACGCCACGGAAAAAGTTCGCAGACAAGACCGGTATACGCAAGTCAGCTGGGCATTCCACCAGCTACGCCAGATGATTGAATACAAGGCTCTGAAAGCCGGGCATTCCACCATTGCGGTTGACCCGCATTACACGAGTCAGACCTGTCCGAAATGCGGCATGATACGCAAGGCGAACAGGAACAAACGGTTGCACGAATACCAATGCTCGAACTGCGGCTACAGGTCCAATGACGACCGTGTGGCCGCTATGAACATTCAACGGCTCGGATATCAGAGTCTAGTTGAATCCCATTCGGACAAGCTCTGAATTGGGAGGGGTGCAGTCAACCATCCCATGATGTTCCGCCAGTCCACAAGGATGATAAAAGCGGGAGGAGTTGAAAATACTAATCGACTCCACCATCACCGCCGGGCAGGAACAAGCCGCAATGCTCGCCATCGCGGTAGTTGACTCAGCAGCAGAACTCGTCAGTGAGTTCCACCAGTCTTTTCAACGACGTCCGCATGAGACGCGAACGACAGCCGACACCGGCCAGTTCCAGCCGGTTCACCATCGCCACGCGCACGGCTTCTCCGCTACCGACAGTGCAACGCGTCAGAAACCGGCCATCGGCACGCAGAGCCGCATTCCGATACGCCTCCGCATCGGCCTGAGACCTGTGACGGCGCACGCGGATTGCGCCACCCACATATTCGACGGTCCACAACGCGGCCATGTCAGTCAGCCTCCCCAAGACGGTCGAAAACCTTGTCATACGCTTTCGTCACGCATTCCAAACCCATGCGGTAGACGCTCACGCGATCATGGTCAGACTCCGCCATGCGGCGCTGCCAATCATGCGGGAACGCCACGCTCAACAACGTCTCCCGCACGTCCGGTTTGACAACCTCGATTTTCTGCGGGAACATCGCATCAAAAGTGAGGACACACAAGGCGTAAGCCACCTGCAACGTTCGGTCAGACACGTAGCGGAAAGACTGTTCAGCCACGCGGTCAATCTCTTCCATAGACCACGGAACAGTAGCCGCCAACTTCGCGTACTCTTCCGCATCCTCATAATCCAAGCCGCCATTCATCGAATTGTCCTGAACCGTATCCACCAGGTATTCGTACAGTTCACCGATGATGCCCGCCGTGGAATGGACGAACACAGGCTCAAAATCAGTAAAATAACTGCCGAACCACAGGCCGCAGACATGACCCACATAGCCGGTAAGCTCACGCGGCAGCATATTCACGTCAATCATCACAACACCTCGATTTCGTCATTAAGACCCATGAACTCCTGAGTGGTGAACCCGCCATCCTTGACAACGCAGTACAACCAACCCTGGAATCCACCCAAGCGCGCATCACGCATCCCACGAATCAAGTCACGCAACCACGCGCACACAAGATACGTTTTCGACACGGGACGCCAATAACGCTTACGCTCGACCACATCAAAATGGTCATATGCATACATTTGCTGACCAACATGAAAGTCAGTCCACAATTTCAACGTTTCCATGACACTCACGCCTCCCTCGAATCAACGTCACCGAACAGTTCATAACGCAACTGCGCATCAGCATCGAACATCGCCTTGTACGCATCACCAAGAGACTCATAGAAGACGCCATCCACACGCCAACCTTCATAGCCCTTGGAATCCAACGAACGGAACTCTCTCAGCGCACCAAGCATCATCTTGCGCATCAATCGATAATCCGGCACGCTCTTATGAAAATTACCGTCGAACCGGTCAGCAGCAACGTAAGCGTCACGCGCTTTAGCCGTATCGAATGGGACAACAGTACCAATCGGCTCATGGTCGAAATTGAAAGTGTTGACACCGTAAGGCCAATAAACAGCGTAAAAATGACGTGACATGGTAGAATCTCCTTGCAAATGGTTTGGTTGAGTTAATTACTGTTTGCAATGGCCGGACGGTATGCCTAGTACCGTCCGGCCAAACTTTTCAGAACAGGCAATCCATATGACGCGGATCAGGCAGATTGTCGGCAGCGGCGTTGATAACCGTGCTGAGATACGCGGTTATCAATGCGGGATGCTTGCCAATCTCCCTCAACACGGCTTGAACATTCGACTCGATGGACGAATAGCCGGTAGCATCCAAAGCGGCCTTGACCTGCTGTGCTGTGATGACGACACGTGACATTTCAGGCCACCTCGACAATCTCATGCTGAGCGAGGTACGCGGCCACGGACTCTTCCAACGTTTGGTCACTGCCACGCTGGTAGTAGTCGCGGTACGCAACCACGCCACTCTTACCGTCGAACGCGACATATGCGACGCGACGGCCCTTGGAATCACGGAAACCACGCGGCTTATGCACATATCCACCAAACACGTCAGCCAACTCCTTGACCGACTTGCCACCTGGAATCGTGACCACACGCGCCTTGACGCCATGCTGCGCAATCACCTTCGGCGTATCATTGGACGGAATCGGCGGCACTTCGGGAATCTCAACCGTATCAGGCTCAGGCTCAACCGACTGCGGGGTGACAACCGGCAAATCATCGTAAGTTTCGCACATCTCAGGATGGTCACACTCGGCCGGGGTGAGGAATGAAATGTCACGTGACACAACCATGCCGCCATCACTGTAAGACAATTCCCAACCATGCTCACGGTCGGCGTCCGACAGGCTCACGCCATGCGCCGTATAATCCCCACAATCAGGGGAAACCATGCAATCGCCACGTTCCACGATCAACGGCACGTCACCAATCTCACTCACGGCCTGAGCATAATCGGAGCCGTTAGGGTCAAGCCACGTGCCACCATCGGCACGATATGCGGCGGCCACACCACGCACCGCCTGAGCATTCTTCACGCCCGGAATCATCCGCCATGATTCAACGCCATCCTTCATCTCGAAACGCCACACGCTCGGGCTATTGACGGAATCGAAAAACATGAAGACACTGGACGAATTGACTGCCCACAGACCGTTAACTTTGTTCGACATTTTAAAACTCCCTTGTATGAAAACTTGATTATTTGATGGGCCGTTCACCGCACGGCCCTGAGCGGTTTCACCATTCCAAAACCTTGCTGCCACTCACGAGCACATATGACGTGCCGGATTGATTGCCGTCAACGCTTCCACGCCACTCGCAGATACGCTCGTAGCCGTCCGAAGTGCTACCGTCCTCCATGCCGCACTGCGGAATGTTGGACAACTCACGGTAACTCGCTAGGTCAGCCTGATCGTAGTCTGCGGTTGCGTATGTCTCGCGCCACCACGTCCACCGCTGCTCAGGCGTGCCATGCGGATCGGCAACCGGCTGATCGGAAAGCACTGGGGAACAAGCCACGCCGAAAGCCAACAGGCCAACAAGCACGGCAACAAGCAGAGTAACCTTCTCACGCATTTGCAACACCAGCCTTGATATAGCCGATACCGGTAAGCGCCGCATGAGTCCTCGCATTCCACCACGGCTGAACAAGCAGCCTGATAAATGCATAAGGCGAACGCCCCGCGAAATACGTTTTGCGTAGGCGGTACGTGTACTCTCCATCCCAACGGAACGGAACACGCCGCCCGTCGTTAATGGTCAGACAGTCGGGCGAAAACGTGAGCTTGTTATCAAGCACGCACACGTCTACAGTCGCGTCGATCCGCTTGAAAACATCCTCAATGTAAGGTTCGCGTATGAAGAACAAGCCGTTGCGTCCAGGAGCGTCGGCATGAGGGGCGAACACGTAGTAAGTCTTACCGTCGTTCCATTTGACCTCGGTCACGAAAGTGAGAGGTTGGAATGGTTTATTATCGGGAATCTTGTCAACGTCCTTGTAGTCGCTGATAAAAAATTGGTTACTGCTGCACATTTTAAAGCACCTCGATTGTGTTGGAATGTAATGCCCGAGCGGACTATATGGGCGTGATTTGATAGGCTCACGCCCGAAGGCCAGGGGGAAGAATCAGCGCAGGAACTCGGCCACAGCTTCCGGGAACTCCTCATCGAAAAGATACTCTCGATAGCAAATCTCAAGTTTCTCCGCATCATCCAGCGGCGCGTCATAAGCGTAATCACTGTGGATGAATCCGTCCCAATCAGCGGAAAACATGACGCCATTAATGTTTTCGGTTGACGTGGCCGTGTTGCATGTCCACGATCCGTTATCATCGCCAGTCACCACCGGGAGAATATCATCACGCCGGTTGTCACACCACTGTTCGGTAGGTGTAACGCCTTCGTCTTCCGCCATGGTAGACAGATTGTTGACGATGGAAGAACGCACCTCACTGCGGTAATCATCTGCGAAACTCATTTTAGATACTCCTATCTAGCGGCCCTGCTAGACTTAGAGCCGCTTGGTTAATTGATTGGATACATTTACTGAGCAATCGAGCCGGATAGTTGCAGCTATCCGGCTCTACTCATTCGTGAGCGGGCATAGCCATAAAGACTACGCCCGCCCTGGCGGATCACTTAGAATCCGCCGAAGTTTCAGAATCAGAATCAAGTAGCTTACGCGGATTAGCAACACGCAAGGCGTCGCACAGCTTTATCGCAGTGGCTAAGGTTAAGTTAGCCTCAGAGCGCCTACCGCACTCGATAGCCGCGATATTGCCGCCTGACATGCCAACCTTTTCGGCTAGCTCACGCTGCGTTAAGCCGCGTTTCATCCTTAATTCTTTCAAACTCATGGCCCTTACTCCTAACTTGGATTAGAGGCCATTGTAGACCACTCAGACAGCGCGGGACAATTCCATGCCGGACACCGCGCCACGTTAGCGACTCTACGACGGTTCAGCCTTGCATAATGTGAGGGTGCATCATGCCTAGTCGCAATCCGTCGCTTCATTGTCGCGTCCACTATTCAATTTTCAATCATCCATGCCACGCCTGTTAGGGGGGCTTCGTGTCGCCGTCCTTGCGGTGGTGATCTCCGTGGTGGTGGCCTCTCGTTCATCTCCGTTCCTTTCGTTGTCGTTTGCTTGATGGCTCTCACTATACACGCCTTGCAAACGTAAGGCAAATTGAGACAACACAGACACCGCTAAAACCATTGCAAACACTAGCATCCATCGGCGTGTCGCAACCACACGACGGCGACACAAAGACGGCGGACGCCACAGCCACGGCCACGGCACGCCACGGCCACGGCCAGGGACGACATAGCCACGGCCACGACATGACGGCCAGGCGCGATAGCCAGGCGCGACGTTAATACGATCGCGCCCGCGCAAATATCACACGACACGCCAAAACACAATCGCACAAACGTTCCAACGTTGCACCATGCAACAAACACCCCCGTGGGGGAGTGTCCCCCCGGCGCAAAAAGCAAGGCCGCTGGCTCTCTAGTGCTGACGCTGAATGCTCGCTGGAACATTTTTGGATTACCCGTTACTCACGAAGTCTTCACATATTTAGTGGTTGCAACCGTTGTTGCACCCTACATATTGTGTATAATGTTCCTTGGATTGATGTTGATGGCGGTGAAGCTAGCTTAAGCCACATCAACGTCTGGCCGTCCACTCACAAGGGGAGTGTGAGGATTCTAGATGCGGTACGGTCAGCAGTCCGACCGGTCTATCCCGGGCGTGGCCTATATGGACTCGTACCTATTATTTTGGGCTGGTCTGCAATCCTGTTGGCACAGCCTTTTGGTTGCCGGGTTCGATTCCCGGGGTTTGCTCTAGGTTTCATGGGGTAGCTGCCTATGAGATCGATGGCATTGCTCGAATATCTCCGCTGGAACATGTGGGGGATAAGAGGCTCCCTGCCTTAATCAGGTGGTTGATGACCGAAGGGGAGGCACGGCCAAACGGGTGCATAGATGTTTCACGTTCCTTGCCGTTGGTGGTAAAAGCCAGTCCACCATGCCGAACGTCTTTCCGACTTGGACGTTAACTAAGTCGGGTATATGGCATTGGTGCAACCGGTAGCATTACGGTCTCCAAAACCGTCGATGTTGGTTCGAGTCCAACATGCTGTGCTCAGCCTACCCACATGTTGTGGGAAAGGTCTTCGGAGTCGTCTTGTGGCGGCTCTAGTTTTAGCTGACCCGCCTAGTCTGCGGGAACAGTCTCCTGAGTCGCTGCGGCGGCTTTGCATTTTGGATGCTTGGCAGAGTGGCTGATTGCACCACCTCGCTAAGGTGGCAATCCCGTGAGGGGTTCGGGGGTTCGACTCCCTCAGCATCCGCACGCCGTGGCTGGCGGTAAAAAGCCATTGTGATGATGCCATTGGTTCCTTATGGCTCTCTGGGGGTTGAACGAGCGTCCCATGCTCCTGTTGTGGGTGGAGTGTGGGACGCTCGTTCTTTTGCTTTGGTGGCGGAATGGTAGACGCGGCGCACTCAAAATGCGCTACCTGTAGGGTGTGAGGGTTCGACTCCCTCCCGGAGCACTTGGGTTGGTTGATCTGAGAACTTTTCCTGCTGGGATGTTTCCCCTTTGGCGTGTTTTCCTGCTCAGCGCCGGCCAACCCTGTTTTTGTGGAGGCATTGTGGCGTGGTCTAGTTCCCATCGTGATGAACGGTTCAATCCTGATTGGCCGCGTGTCCGTGCGATGATTCTTGAACGGGATGGGCATAGGTGCCAGTGGCCGGTCAAGGATGATTACGGGAATGTTCGCCTGTGTGGCCGGTATGGGAATGAGGTTGACCATAAGGTTCGTAATCCCGTCCATGATGATGATCGTCCTGAGAATTTGTGGGTGTTGTGTCGTTGGCATCATCAGCGGAAGACCGAGGGTGAGTCTGCTGAGGTTCGTCGTGCGAAGGGTAGGAGTCGGAGGGAGAAGCGTTGGTATTCTCACCCGGCTTTCAAGTGAATGAGTTCATGTGCGCGGTTGCCGGTTGCGCTAATCCGGTGTGTGCGAAGGGATTGTGTCGTTCGCATTACGACCGTGACCGTTATTCGGGGTCTCCGTTGAAGCCGTTGCGCCAGCGCATGTGTCCTCAATGCCATACGTGGTTTGATCCGAAGCGTTCCGACCAGTTGTTTTGTTCTGGGCGTTGCCGTGTGGCGTATAAGCGTGCTCGTGATGATGATAAGTCGTTGCCGGTGAAGCCTGAAACGACTATGTATGTGCGTCCGGTTGACGTGTCCGAGCTTGAGTCCGAGCTTGTTGTTGAGTCTTTTACTGATTCTCAGGTGGTTGAGAAGTGTGGCGGCTTGTGCGCGAAATGCCATGAGCTGGTTGATGTTGGTTCGAGTGGTGCCGATGGTGCCGCTTTCGTGTGGAAGGTTCCGTTGGAGAAGTCGCATAGTGCGACTTTGGCGAATCGTCTGCTGGTTCACAAGCGTTGCGAGGGTGGAACGTCCTAGCTTCGCGTATTGCCTGAAACGGGCGGATTGTGAGGCTGGCTGTGGCTGGTAATGGTCGTGGTGCGCAGAAGTCGAAGAATCCGATTCTTCGTGCGCCTGATAGTCCGATGGGTTTGGAGTTTCCTGCTGTTCGCCCTGATGGGCAGGAGTGGCTTGAACGGACGAAGAAGTGGTATGAGTCGCTTCGTGTCAGTCCGTTGGCTCAGCGTATGGGTGTTGAGGCCGACTGGTACGCGGTTCAGGATTTGGCGTTGTTGAAGGATGATTTCTGGCGTCCGAAGACTAAGGGCCGTTGGATGTTGGCTTCCGAGATTCGTCAGCGTGAGGCCACGTTGGGCATTACGCCTGAAGCTCGTGTGAGGTTGAAGTTCGATGCTCCGCAGCCTGACGATATGAAGGCTTCCGCGTATGAGGGCGATACTGAGGGTGCTCGTAACGTTCAACGGAACAGGCAGCGTGCTTCCGCATTGGGTTTGCGTGTCATTGATGGTGGTGCCTGATGCATACGCGCATTCCCGAATTGCATGGCGAGGATTTGACTCGTTCGATGGGAATGTTCGCGGTTTGGTGGATTGAGACTTTCTTCCGTGTTGGTCGTGGTGGCGGTGTTGGCTTGCCCGAGACGTTCGACATGGACGAGTACGTGTTCATGCTGCACGCCTATGCGTTGACCGAGTGGGGTACCCGCCGGTTCAATCGTGTGTTTTATTCGCGTGCGAAGGGTAAGAACAAGTCCGGTAAGGCCGCTGGCATTTGCGCGTTCGAGGGTTTGGCTCCTTGCAGGTTCGATCATTGGGCGGAAGAGGGGGAGACTTACGAGTTTCTGGGCGAGGTCTACCCGTATGCGAAGGGTGAGCCTGTCGGCCGTATGGTGCAGATGCCGCAGATTCTCTGCTTGGCTACCGCCGAAGGTCAGACTGGTAACATCTTCGATTCGATTTACTACAACTGCGATCAAGGCCCTTTGAGCCAGTTGAAGGGTGTCGGCCTTGATGTTGGCCGTACTCGTATCGGATTGCCGGAGGGTGGGGAGATTGTTCCCACCACGAGTGGTGCCGCGTCCAAGGATGGCGGTTTGGAAACGTTCGCCGCCTGTGATGAAACCCACTTGTACAACACGAACAAGCTTCGCAACATGTACAAGACCGTTCAACGTAACCTCGGCAAACGTAAAGGTGATGCAGACCCGTGGATTCTTGAAACGTCCACCATGTACAAGCCAGGCGAAGAGTCCATCGCTGAAACATCGTACAAGTATGCGTGGGATACCGCTTCGGGCAAAATCAAGCATCGTAGCGGCATCTACTTCGACCATGTGTATGCGAATATCGACTTGGATGATTTCGCTGACGAGAAGAAGGTTCTCCGCGCCTTGCAGGTCGCGTATGGTGCGAGTGCGAAGAGTTCGGACGGTAAGGATCATCTGATATTGCCCGATGGTCGTATGACCGTGTTGAATGCTGATGGTGTTGACCCCGAAGGTCACACGTATTGGGATGGTGAGCTTGGCCCGTCGAAGGATGGGTGGATTGACCTGAATGGTCAGATGGACCAGATTTACCAGCCTGACTCCGATCCTGCTGATTCGATGCGCTATTTTTTCAACACTTTGTCGAGTGTGCATGACGCTTGGCTTACCGAGTCGGATATTCAGTCCCACATGCTGTATCGGGATGAAATGCATACGGCGTTCAATTCGATTCGTTTGGATGGCGCGTGGCAACGGTTCGTGACGAAACGTGAGCCTATAACGCTTGGCTTCGATGGTTCCGTGTCGGATGATTCGACGGCTCTTGTTGGATGCCGCGTGTCCGATGGCATGTTGTTCCTGATAAAGCTTGAATCCGCGCCCGATGGTCCCGAGAAGGCCACTTGGCGTGTGAACCGTGATGCGTTCGACGGCATGGTTCGTTGGATGATGGACAATTACAACGTTGTCGGATTCTTCGCTGATGTCGCCTATTTCGAGCAGATGATTGGCGGCTGGGAGAAGGATTATGGGAAGAAGTTGAAGGTCGGGCCGCGTAAGGGTGGCGACAAGATCAAGTTCTGGACTAACAACTGGTATAAGGACATGCAGGTTGCGTTGGATAACGCTCATACCGCGTTCCGGTACCCGTATACGGAGCCTGAACGTAAGTCGAAGCCCATCAAGGATGATATAGCGTTGCTTGCCGATCCGCGATTGGTGAATCATTTCCGTAATGCGCGTAGGCGGGAGACTCGTACTGGTTATGCGATTTATAAGGAGTCTCCTAATTCGCCGGACAAGATTGATGCGTGCATGGCTGGCCTGTTGGCTTATACGGCGCGTGGAAAGTATTTGGAATTGGCTGACGAGAAGCGGCGTTACGCGCCGTCGAGAATCTACTGATGGAAGAGGTGCCCTGTGGCAGAGTTGCAGCTAATCATTGATGGGGCATCCATTGATGATGATGATGCTTACGTGATTACGTCGTTGGCGCAGGAGTGGGGTTCCCGTCTCTTGGATATTGCCGAGTTGAAGTTGTTCAAGGATGGCAAGGAGATGGTGGACAAGAGCAGTGTTCCGCAGGGTGTTGACCCGAACGCGGCTCCCGTTTACAAACTGATGCGCCAGTTGGGTGTCGTGAATCTCGCACGTCGTATCAGCGAGAGTGTGACCGACCGGCAGCAACCTAATGGTTTCCGTAAGGTTGAGGATTCCTCGTTGAAGGATACCGATGCCGACCAGATGGCCAAGCAGTGTGGCCTGTCGTTCATTCTCCGCCGTCATCTACTACCTGACAAGGGCGATTACGGGTGTTCGTTCGCTCTCGTTGGAGAAGGGCAGGGAAACCGTTATATCAAGGCGTTGAGTCCTTGGGAAGCGTGGATGTCCAACAATGACGATGCGGCGATCATGTATTCGCATGATGACAAGCATGGTGTCGAGACTCTTACCTTGTTCCGTATCGAACGTGACGATGACGGGTTCTCCAAGCGTGTGTATTCGCGTGTGGCGTACAGAGAATCCGAACGTACTGTAGTCAATCCTTCCGATGATGGGGACCTTGCCGTTTTCATCAATCAAGGCAAGGCGTGGAGTCCTGGCACGAACTGGAAGTGGGATGATAGTAAGGGCGACGAATACGATTACGCTCTGGACTGTGACTCATTGCCTATAGTCCGGCTGAGCACGGTTGACGGTCAAGGCTTATTCGAGCCGTATCTTCCGATGTTGAAGCGTATCGACCGTGAGGTGTTCGACCGCCTGTGCATCACGATGATGCAGGCGTTCCGTCAGCGTGCGATCAAGGGTACTGTTCCGACCACGTATACCGAGGAGGATCAGGAAGTCATCGACGGTGAGAAACAGGCCGGTGATCCGATTGATTTGGCGTCCACGTTCGCGGTTGGCCCGGCTGCGTTGTGGAAACTTCCTGATGGTGTTGATATTTGGGAGTCGCAGACCACCGATACCGGTGGTTTGCAGAACATCATCGTTTCCGACGTGAAGCAGCTTGCCGCAGTGTCCGGCATTCCGTTGGACATTCTTTCGCCTGACGTGCAGGGTTCCGCGAATGGTGCGGAGTTGAAGCGTGAGACGTTGAAGTTCAAGGTTCAGACCATGAACGATCTTGACGCTGAGCCTATTGTCCGTATGATTCGTATGGCTTTGGCGTTGGATGGGTCTAAGGCTTCGCAGAGCGAGTTCGAGATGGTGTGGAAGCCGATGGATACGACCAGTTCGCTTGAGCAGGCTCAGGCTTGCCAACTGTTGTATCAGAGCGGCCTGTTGGCTCGTAGGACGATTCTCACGCACAAGATGGGTTATACGGCTCAGGATGTTGCCGAGGATGATATGAACCGTCTTGCCGACCAGTTCAATGTTTCCGGCCAGTCGGATAAGGGTACTGCGAAGCTTGTTGCCGCAGTGGAACCTGCTACGGGTTGGGATGATGAAACCCAGTCCGCTGTGGATGGCTTGCCTAATGTTGATGTCGAGCTTGTCGATGAAGGCGAGATTGAGTCCTGATGTCTGGGAAAACGCTTGAATCGTTGTCCGACACGCTTGAACAGGCTCGTGCCGCTTTGGTGAACCAGTATGTGAGTCAGGCGCGCAGGATGTGGGATATGTTGACTCCCGCTGACTGGTGGAATGATGGCATGACGTTTGCCGTCGCGGCTCGCATGGCGTTGTTGGAGATGGCGTTGATTCAGCAGGTGCGCCTGTTGGGTGTTTCCTATGCGGATGAAACGTTGAGGATTGTCGGCGTCAATCCGAAGGGTGATGTGCCGAATCTCGTGTTTCCGCGTGACAATACCGACCCGTGGCTTGTGGCCCAGCGTCCGGCTGACTCGTATCGTTCCGCCGCTGTCAAGTCTCCTGCGATTCGCCCGCAGTCTTGGCCTGATAAGACCGATGAATTGTTCAGTGAGGTTGACAAGTGGCTTGAACAGGCGTTCAACCGGTTGCAGACCACTGTTGACGAGGACGTGTCCAGAGCGCAGACGAGCGCCACGCTTGACAAGTATCGGCGTAGCAAGGTTTTGGAATACCGCAGGGTGTTGCATCCTGAACTATCCAAGACCGGCTCGTGCGGCTTGTGCGTCGTGGCTGCTGACCGCTGGTATTCGACTGCCGACCTACTGCCGTTGCACGCTAACTGCCATTGCGGTGTCGCACCGGCTGGCAGCGACTATGACCCCGGATTCCAGTTGAATCAGAAGGATTTGAAACGACTGTACGACGAGGCCGGTGGCACTACCGCGTCCGCGTTGAAGCAGGTGAAAGTCAAGACGATCACTCATGGAGAGCTTGGCCCCGTGCTTCTCGCTGAGGATGCTGAGGATACGCCTGATCCGGTTCCGTCGAAGGATTCGGACGCTTGGCATACGCCTGACCGTCAGTCCACGTTGACTCAATGCCGTCGCATGGAGAATCGGGCAATCGAGTTCAACCGGCGCTACAAGGAAGTGCAGAAGGCCGGTAAGCCGGTGACTTTCCGCTATGAGGGGAGAACGTTCACGTTCAAACCTTCCAAGAATTTGAAACAGGCTATGGCATGGCAGAAGACCATGCTCAACCAGATGCGGTCGATGCTTGGCGAGGCCGCGTAACACTATTGAAAGGATTCAAGCCTAATGGCTGATGAAAATACCAATACCGCTGAAACGGCGGCATCTACGAATGCGCCTGAAACGGGCGTGAACGCGCAGCCGAAGGACACTGCCACTTCTCCTGTAGCCGCCAATACGGCGTCTCAAAAGAATGGTGCGGATGACCTTTCCGAGAAGTTGGGCATGTGGAAGCATCAGGCCCGTGAGAACGAGCAGAAGATGTATGAGAATCGTGATCGCGCCAATGCCGCCGAAGCAAAGCTTGCCGACACGGAAGGCCGTCTCGCTGACGCTGAGGTTCGTATCGCCAGGCTGACCGCGCAGAAGCAGCATCCTGAGATTACGGACGAGGCTTTCGATGCCTTGTGCAAGGAAACCGACCCTGACGAGATCATCAAATGGGCCGATTCGTATGTTCAGTTCATGCCGAGCAAACCTGAAACGGGTGGGCATGATTCCGCCGATGATTCCTCGCGTAACACGGGGAAACAGGCTATGAAAACCGCTTTGTCCAATTCCGCGCCGCATGTTCACGCTCCCGCTCAGGGTGACGCGAAGAGTGGCTACGAGTTTGGGCTTAAGCATTCGTTGATTAATTCCAAGAAGGAGTAAACCTATGGTAAACGCTATGGTTCATCCTGAGAACTTTACCGCGCCCCAAGATAAGCAGAAGTGGCTGCTGAACCGTATTACTGACGGTGTTAAGAAGGTCACTCTTGACTTGTCCACGTTCGTTGGCGGTGCAAACGAGTCCAAGTATTTCGCGTCCATCGACGATGAGAACACTGTCGCATACCTGTATTCCGGCATTCCGCTGGCTCGTATCAATAACACTAATAATTTTGGGCCGTATGATCCGACTGCAAAAGATGGCCGTCAGAATAAGGTTGCCGGTTTCCTTGAGTCTCAGGTCAAGGTCGAGTTCACCCGCAAGGGTTTGAAGGAACAGTATGTTGATTCCGGCTTGCGTTACATGGCCGTGATCGACAAGGGTGAACTGCCGGTGGCTATCAACGGCGCGAAGGTTGATGGGCTGATTCTGTCCTATGACGTCAGTGCCGGTTCCGATGTCGAACTGCTGTCCACTGTGACCGCATCCGGTTCCTATACTCTCCCCGCCGCATCCGCCAGTGCTCTTGGCGGCGTGAAGAAAATCGCCACTCCGTCCGAGGACACTGTGTCCGCTTTGAAGAGCGCTTTGAAGAGCGCCGGTATTTTCGGCTGACGGCCGTTTTAAACAATTATTTTCCAACCCGCCCATTGTGGCGGGTTTTCTTATATAGGAAGGCTTTTCTATGGCTCTGGTAAACAAGGATTTCATTACCCCTGCCGAAGCGTCCGGCATCGTGCTTGGCGCTTATCAGGGTGCCACTTCCGCTTTGCCGTTCGGTCAGATTCTGGCTGACATGAACAATCCGACTGGTGTCAACGTCAGCTGGGTTCCGAACCAGCCGCGTTTTGAGGTGGACACTATTGAGTACTCCGCATATGATGCCGAGGCGCCGTACGATGAGACTCACGCTGGCGGTAAGAAGATGTATACGGAGATGCTGCCGTTGCGTAAGCGTCACCGTGTGTCCGAAGAGGATATCGTAAAGGGTGTCGCTTCTTCGAGCTTCACCATCGACCCGGAAGTGAATGGTGTGGTTGCCACTCCTACCGCCGCTGATAATCTGCGTGAGGCGTTCGTGCGTCTTGGCAAGGAATTGGCGTTTACTTTGGAGATGTACCGTGTCGAAGCTACCGTTGACGCGAAGATTTCCCCGAAGTCTGGTTCCGCTTTCGATAATGAGTGGGATTACGCGCGTGATTCGTCTTTGACCATCAACAAGTCCACTGGTCAGACTTGGGCTGATGGCGGCGATCCGGTCCAGGACTTGCGTGACTGGGCCGACAAGATTGATGCCGTCGAAGGTGACGCTCCGAGCATCATGCTCACCACCAAGAAGGTGTGGCGTGCGTTGGCTAAGAACGCCGCGATGATTAAGTACTATTATCCGACCACCGCTAAGACTTCACTGCCGAACCTGTTGAAAGATGACGAACTCAAGTATGTGCTCGTGCAGATGACCGACATTCGAGACGTAATCATCGTTGACGACATGTACAAGGATTACGCGCGTCAGATGAAGATTGAACTGCCGGGCAAGGTCAAGTCGTTCTTCCCTGAGAACACCGTGCTGTTGATTCCGGCGTTGGGTGACACGTCCATGGGCTACACCGCTTTTGGTCCGACCGCTCAAGCCAAGGAGAAGGCCGTGTATGGCATTACTCGTGAATATGATGCCGGTCCGGTCGGTGTCGTGCTGGATTCCACCGGCACCAATCCGGGCTATGAGGCGCTTGTGAACGCTTCCGCCCTGCCTGTGCTGGTCAAGTCCAACAGCACTTTGAAGGCAACTGTTCTGACCGCATGATCTAGGAGGCGCGTATGAGCACGTCAATCATCGACAACATCGACTGGTTGAAGTATATGCGCGTCTACGGTTCCGCCGACGCGGATTCATTTGAAGAGCATTTCGACACTGATTGGATTTCCGCTCAATGCCGAAAGGCCGCTCTCATCTGTTTGAGCGAATGCCCGATTGTCCGGACACGCTTGAAGAAGGGGCGCCTCTCTGAAAGTGATTTCGCGTCGGTCGTATGCGAAATGGTGTTGCGCGTAGTACGTTTCAACCGGTTCAAAACCGAATCGAACGGTTCTTACTCGTACACGGAGCATGATCCGCAGCAGAATCAGCCTGGCTATGATCCAAGTCCCCGGCTGTTCTTGTCGAAAGCTGAGAAATCGATTCTGAATGGTTTCGCTGAATCCGCTGGCACGATGTCACACATCAGTCTTGGTTTCGACCCCGGTTATGGAGGTTGATGATGGCGTTTCTGTTTGACGATGATACGAATGAACGCCATTACCTCTACGAGGATGACCAAACCGATTACGGTGGTCAGAAACAGCTGTTCGACACGGATTATGTCGTTGTGATTCCTCGCAAGCATGTTCAGGACGCGCACGGCGGCCAGTATGTGCAGACTGGCGATCCCGTGAAGGTCATCTGCTGTGTTGAGGGTCGTGCGCAACAGGCTGGCATGTTCTCTATTTCTGGAGCTGAGGATAAGACGCCATCTTCGGATAACCCCGGCGGTTTGGAAGAGGTCACTCCTTTGCAGATTCTTGCGAGGGAATGGCCCGGTGACATTTATTCCCGGATCTGGTATAAGGGCGATTATTACGATGCCGACGGCGCTCCTACGTGGCGTGGGAGTGGTTCTCGTTTCTCCCGGCATTGGGAGGTTCGTGCACGTCGTGTTGTTATTGGCGATTATCTTGATGGCGGCATTTCCGAGCCTGAATGGGTGAAGGAGGTGGGCGGCGTTGGGAAGAGTCACGGTTCGACGTAGCGTCGCTACCGATATTGCGAAGATGTATGGGCCGGAACTTACACGCCGCGCCGCCGTGCATAGCGTGTCTGCCGTCCGCGCGAAGGCGAATGAGGCCGCTACGCATTCAAGCGTTGCGGATAGGATCGAGGTTTCCGTTCGCAAAGTCGGCTGGCATCATCAGATTGTCATGTCCGTCATGGGCCGTGATGGCACGCAGGTCGCTCCGCATTTGGAGTTCGGCTATTTCAACCGGTGGCTTGAGCACAAGTATGGGCCTCGTGATCCGAGAGCGCGTATTCCGGGAAAACATATCATGTTTGATTCGTTGAGTCGGGTGAGATTGTGACGGACAACATTTTTCAGCGTCTTGCCATTGACGTTCGTGAGTCAATCGATGCGGAACAGTTGGTTTATGAACTGTTGAATCGGGCGTATCCGTGCGAGGAGTGGCCTGATGTGAAGGTTTGCAGCGAGCTTGACTTGCCTTTGAACGCTTACGGTGAACGTGGACAGGTTCTTCTCTATTATGTTTCCGCTCCCGAACAGTTTGACCGTGGATTGTGGCGTTTCGGCGTGACGTTCACGGTTTTGGCCGCTGACTGTAATAATCCTCACGGTTTTGCACGTCACTTGTATAAGACGGTGCAGGGTTGGCCGTTCGAGGAGTCCACGACAGCTGGAACGGTCGGCACCGTGTCTGTGACGGCGCAGAAGCGGCAGTCTGATTCAAAAGAGAATCAAGGCAAGAACGTCAAGGAGTATGGGCTGTCGGCTGTTGTGACTGCCCGCGATTCGTTCAAGGCTTGACCGGTATCGGTCAAGCCTTTTCTTTTATCAATTTCAAGTAGAAAGGCACCATTATGGCTATTAATGCCGATGGTCTGATTCAGGCGTCTCGCGGTACGTTGTTCACGGCTCCCGCGAAGACCGCTCTTCCAACCAAAGTTTCCTCGTTCTTGTTGAACAGTGGCACTGTTGCCGCCGCTGGCAGCGGTTCCGTCGTGAATTGGGAGAATATCGGCCATACCTCCAACAACAACAAGATCAGCTTCAGCAAGGATGGCGGGGACACCACCACGAAGGACACGTGGCTTGTCGCCGGTGCGAAGAGTTCTACCGAGGCCCCGACCATCACCGTGTCCGGCGCGTCCGTGCAGGGTGATTCGGCCACCATCACGAAGGTCACTGGCGGTTGGGCCGGCGATCAGGGCGGCATCGTCGTGCCGTTGCAGCCCGTGGTGCAGCATCTGGCGTTGTTCGTTCTCGCCTACGATGATTCCGACAAGCTGAGCTTCGGATTGTATCTGCCGGAGACCGATTTCACGTTCGATAACGTCAGTCTCGCCGATGAGGATTTCGCGGAGTTCAGCTTCAATGCTGTCGTGAAATCCACTAGCGTGCTGAAGGCCGGTGCCAATGGTGAGGTTGGCGCGTACCAGATTTTCGCCCCGGAGACGTTCGTGTCAAAATAACCAGCCCGGATTCCAGCGGTAAGAATCCGGGTAATTCCTCTCAGACCGTATCGGGTTTGACCTCGAAAGGCTGAGATTTCCTATTGCCCCCGCATGTACCCATCCGTGCGGGGGTAATTCTTTCCAACAATTGGCAGATGGGTTTTTGATGGGGATTACAGATTATGGCTTCCAAAACTGATAAGAACACCGTTAAGACCGTTCCGGAGATTCCTGACACGCTGGCTGAGTTCGTCGAACAGCACGAGGAACTGGCCGGATGCCCTGAGTTCGTTCCGGCTCATGAGTTCTCCGTGGCGCAGACATGCGATTTCATGGTCGTTGATGCCGTGGCGTCCGACAGTTACGGCGTGTTCCGCAAGAAGACTTCCGATGATGTCGATTCAAGTCTGGCTATAGCCAGGATGGTGGCTGCCAGCGATAGTTTCTTCGAGAAGATCGCCAAGGACGTTGACGCCTACCACAAGTGGGTCACTGGCAGGACTCCGACTGTTCTGGTGCAGGTGTTCACTCTGCTTAACGCATTTTATAGCGCGTCCTTGGGAAAATCCGAAGCGTCAAGGACGCCTACCGGAAATGCAAAGTAGAGCTTACGTGTGATTTCCGTAGGTTCTACAATCTGAATCTTCCCGCCGCCATGCATGAGTATGACGGCGGTTTTCTTTTGACCCTTATCGGCGGGCTTGCCGGCTATGACGAGTCGTTGTATCGGGAATGGTTGCTGAACCATCCTGATGAGCGTGCCCGCGCCGAGTCCGAGAGTGATTCCGGTTTGAGTTTTCACGGGTTCACTCAGGATACGAGTCTGCTGTTGGGTATTTACAATCAGGTCGGCTTGCTGGTTTCCGGCACATTGCAGTTCAAGGACGGCAAGCATCCTGAGTTCAAACCGATTATGCCCCCTCACGCCGCCGATGGCGTTGATAGGCGTGTTTCCGCCAACTTCGAGTCGATGAAGGCGTTTCTGGGCATGTGATTGAAAAACAGGGGTTCTTATGGTGGAGTATCTCGCCGGTTCCGTTGGAATTGATATTTATCCGAACACCAAGGGTTTTGGCGAAGAACTCCGCCGTAAGCTCGCCAGGTACGCCGATGACGATTTCGATGTTCGTGTGACGCCTGACGTTGACATGTCTCGTTGGCGTGCGGCGAAAAGGCGTATCGAGGATGATGGCATCGTCCAGAATGTTGAGATTCGTGGCGATGACTCCGATCTGAAACGTGTTCTTCGGGACATTGATAAACGTAAAGTATCCCCGAAAGTCGAGCTGACCGACGCTTTGCGTGATCTGCGAACGATGCGCAAGCAAGTTCAGTCTTCCGACAAGGCCGTTTCCGCGATGAACAAGCGTATCGCCAATGGTGGCGATGCTTGGCGCAAGGTCACGCTGAAAAGCAAATCGTATCAGGACGCGGTGAAACGCAACACGCGATTGACCACGGCATACGCGAACAAGCAGATCGACGTTTTGGATAACGTCAAGAAGCACATCCGCAGTATGCAGGATGCGATCGAGAAGGTCAAGCCTCTGGGCAGTTCCAACAATGTCTCGATGGCTCGCGCCAACCGTCTCGTCGAACAGCTCGACAATGCGATGCAGCAGTTGAAGCATGACAGCAAGGCGAACATCCGTGTTGACGTCAACGATGTTTCCGAGGTCGTCAACGTTCTCGAGAACGTGTCCAAGCGTCTGAAGCAGGTCGATGGGATGGACGCCCATGCGAAGGTCTATCTCGACGGCGCGAAAAGCATGGAACGCGAACTTGAAGCGTTGAAGCGGAAATTCCGCAGTCTTCCGAACGACATCGAGACCGACTACCGGTCAGCCATCGACAAGCTGAATCTTGCTGCGTTCCATGCCGGCAAGGACAAGAACTACCACTATGAGGTCAATCTTGATTTGGATGTGACCCGTGCGCGTGAGAAGGCCAAGAAGCTTCAAGAAGATTATAAGAAGCTTGAAATGGACATCGACCTTAAAACGGCTGGCGCCCGTACTCATCTTGCCATGCTCACCCGTCCTCGTTCCGTCGAGATTTACGCGAAACTCCATGCCACTGATTTCGGCAAAATGCTGGATGGTATGACGTATGGCGCGACTGGTCTTCGCGCCGTCAACAACCAATTCCAGAAATTCGTGAATTTCATGGATTCGCTGGATGAGAAGGTTCCATTCTTCTCCGCATTGGGTACCGTGTTCGCCGGTGTTTCCGCTGGCGCTATCAACATGTCCCGTAGCGTGCTTGGTGTCGGCTCTTCGATTGTTTCCATGTCGAAGGCCGCATTGGCCGCTCCTGCCGCTCTCGTCGGATTGGGCGCCGCCTATGCGTCCGTGAAGATGATTTGGGGCGAAAAGGGCGCCACTTGGAGCGAGCAGATCGACATTGCATCCACAAAGTTAGGCAAACTGTCCGACAGCGTGGTTAACGCGTTCTACGGTCAGGCCCGTCCGGCCATCCGTGGATTGGCTGATTCCATTGCCGACACGTTGATTCCCCAAATGTCAACTCTTGCCGACCATGAGGGACGAATCGTCGTCGGCATGACCAAGATGGTCAAGGAAGCCGATAAGACAAGCGTCGTATCCAGCATTTTCAACGATGTGAATAAGTCGTTGACTTATTTGGAACCGGGTGTTGAGAGCCTTGTCAAGGCTTTCCTGAATCTTGGCGATTCAACTAGCCAGTATCTCCCTCGTGCCACACGGTATGTGAGTGAGCTTGCGGATCAGTTCGCACGTTGGGTCGATAACGCACGCGCGTCCGGTGAGATTGAGAAGTCGATGCAGCGTGTCATTGAACAGGCTGGATATTTGAAGAATTCCGTGAAAGCGCTCATGGGTATTGCTTCCGGCTTGTATTCCGCTTTGGCTGAGGACCAGAATGGCATCCAAAGCTTCTCCAAGGAGTTGCAGAAGGCGGATAAGGCTGTCAATTCGGCAAAGTTCCAAGACACGTTGAAGTCGTGGGCCGTTGGCGCTAAAGTGGCGCAGTCCGCGATGCGTGATTCATTCTCCGAGATTGGTGACGCTGGCTATTCTCTGCGGCATACCGTGGGAAATGTTTTCGGTGATGCCGGTAGGACGATTGCTTCGTTCACGAAGAATGTGAGCCGCCTGTTGAAGAACAGTAGCGGTGGTATTTCCGATTTCTCGTCTGGTGTTTCCGATGGTTTCCAGAAGGTGTTCAACGCTGTTGGCGATGTGAGTCCGATGTTCAGCCAGCTGCTTTCGACTGTCGGGCAACTGTCTAAGACGTTCGGCGGCACATTGGCTGCTTCTCTTCGTGCTTCTGCTCCGCTGATTCAGGCTATCGCTACCGCCGCCGAGGCTGTGGCTAAGGCTTTCAGCGCGTTGCCGGAACCGATTCAGGCCGCGTTGGGCGTGTTCGCCACGTTCGGCAAGGCTGGCAAGACCGCTTTGGACACGGTGAAGCTTGCCGTGGTTGAGAACACGATGAAGTCGCTGCAATGGCAGAAGGCTTTGATGGAGTTGGGCGTGACTTCCGCCGGTACTGGTGTGACGTTGAAGAATGTCGCTCAGGGGTGGGTGGCGTCTAATCCAGCTGTCTCCGAGTTCGTGTCGAAAGTCAGTTCCGCAGAGGGTGCGATGGGTAAGGTGAAGGCCGTCGCATCCGGTCTGGGTGGGATGCTCGCGTCTACGCTCGCCAGTCCGGTGACTTGGGGTATAGCGGCTATTACAGCTGCTATTTCAGCGTATTCCGATTATAATGCGAAGGCTCAGGCCACGGAGCGTGCGTCCGAGAACATTGCGACTGCGTTGGGTAAGATTCCAGATTCGGCAGCCGAAGCTGCCGGCGCATTATCCAATGTCGCTTCCGCGATTCAGGAGGCGTTCAAGGACAATAATTACGCGGAGACTGGGTTTAATTGGCTTGATGATTGGACTACTGGATTCAAGAACACTGCCGAAGCCGCCGACAAGTTGGGTATTTCGACCACTGATCTGAGTAAGGCTGCTAGTGGCAGTACGAAGGCTTATAACTCGATGATGAACCAGTTGAAGGCCACGTATGATGCGCACAGCACGTATTCAGCTACCGCGACTCAGAATTATGGCAATGAGGCTGGTGCGGCCAAGAAGCTCATTACCGTGATGGAGAAGGCACGTCAGCAGTATATTGATAATGCTGAAGCCACGTCCGTTGCCAATGGTCATGCTGTTGGCTATGCGAAGAACCTGATTGAGATGGGCGAGGATTCAGATTCGGTGTCCATCGCCATTGCGACACAATCTCAACGTCAGCAGATGTTGAACAGTGCCACTCAGAAGTACAACGACATTGTCAACAATCAGCGTACCGCGCAGCAGAACGCTTTGAGCGTTGCTACGGAATACGGTCAGATTTACAACGGTTTGGGTGATTCCATCCAACGCATCAAGGAATTGGGCGTACAGAACGTTTGGGACAATGCCGCAGACTCGTTCAACAACATGACCGAGGCTGGACAGTTGGCTCAGACCAGCTTGCAGAATCTTGCAACAACCGGGCATGATTGGCTTGAACAGTTGGTTGCTTCCGGAGCTTCGACCGATGAGGTGAATGCGAAACAGCAGGAGTTGGCAACCCAATTCTATGATACGGCGAAGGCGATGGGTGTTCCTGAGTCCGAGATTCAGAAACTGCAACAATTGTATGGGTTGACCCCTGAAGAGGTCACGACCTTGTTCAAGACAGAAACCGAACAGTCGAAGCAGAATTTGACATCCTACTTGTCTGATTTGCGGGCATTGTTCCCCGGTGAGGGCAATACCGCCATTTTCACCACGGTCCTTGACGGTATCAACAGCGGAGCATTGTCCAGCGCGGATGAGGTTCAGTCGTCTGTGAACGACTTGATGAACAATGCGAGTACGGATGGTTCCGGCAAGTACACGATTGTGTTGGATGCCGATGGCAATCAGGCTGTTGTCGCCACCGACGAGGTGAAGAAACATGCAGACTTGTTCAAGAAAGGCACGGATGGCAATGGCTACACGACCAATCTGAAGGCTTCCGATCTTGCTTCGATGACCATTGACTACGTGAAAGGCGACGCCAACGCCTACGGTTCGTTGCGACCCACCGCGTCACTCGGCGCGAGGGACAACACCCAGCCAGCGAAACGCAGTGCAGAGAACACTGCGAACCAGTGGAATGGCAGCACGTATAACGCGCAGTTCGGCGGCAACATCTCCGGTAGCTTCTGGGGGATGCTCGGAACTTTGTGGAATGAAGGCAGGAGTTGGGCGAGTAGAACGTTCAACGCTATTTTCGGAACAAAGAAGGGACGTGCCACAGGCGGTGAGGTTGAAGGTGACAATGTGACACGTACCGGCAGAATCGTCGGGCGTGGAACGAACACAAGTGATTCCATCGCTTTGAACGATTCCACCGACGTGTCAACAGGCGAATACGTTGTTCGTGCCGCAGCCGTACACAGCATGGAAGCCATATATGGCAAGGGTGTGATGAGCGCCATCAATTCGAGTGGTGACATTCCAAGCCAGTACTTGAAGAACGCACGTCGTATGACCCGTGTCTCTATGCCTTCCATCGTGTCGGACTATTCGTCTGAATCGTCCGACGGTGTCAAGTTTGAAAGTGGCCCAACGTACAACATCACGCAGAACTTCCAATATCCGACCGTCACGCCAATCACCGTTCAGACGAATCAGAAGTTGGACAAAGCCGCGATGATCGGCATGTGAGAGGGGAGTATCGTGGCTTTTTCCACGTGTTTCTACAGGTTGAATAATGTTCCTCTTGATTCGGAGAACTGCATCGTTACTGTTGGTTCGACATTGTTGAGCGCCATCAGTGTTGACCGTACCGTTTCGACGGTTCCGCAACGGCATGGTTCCATCCCTTCCGGCATGACGCCTAGGTTTTCGGAACGTCAATTGTCGTTGCAGGTATGCGCGTGGGAGCCTGACGTGCTTGGTGAATCATCCAGGCTGATGCGGTTATGCACGATGCCGAATCTTGTCATGAGTCGGATTATCGATGGTGTCGAGCAGCGTACCCGTGTCGAGTTGACCTCTTTGAGTCCTGATGATTCAAAGAGTCATCCGAACAGGTTTGTTCCGTTCACTGCCGTGTTCGCCATGCCTGACGTGTGGTGGCGTTCCGTCACGCATGAGACCGTCTCACTGCCTTTGAACGGCGGGAAGGTCATGTCCGGCGGTTCGGTGATGCCGTCCGCCGGATACTACACGTTCTGGCAGGGCGTTCCGAACGCTAGTCCGAGTGTGCTTTCCACTCAACTTCCGTATAGTTGCGGTGACGCTCCCATAACAGACATGGTGTTTCGTTTCCCGAAAGGTGTGACGGGCATAACGGTGAAGGATACGGTATCCGGTACCGGTATCACATGGTCTGGCACGCGCGTGGATGCTCGGCCTTACTTGTATTTGGATGCGGGATCGTTGACAGCTTGGAGTTCCGATAGTGATTCCGCATGGTCTGGCGGTTCTCAGAACGAGACAGTCGGATTGGATTATCTGCCTTCCGGTAGGTTGCAAGTCAATCCTGATGTTTCTGGTGACTACAGGATTGCAGTTAAGGCCACTGGTTCCGGGAATGTGGCGTGCAGGTTTAAGAGAAGCTGGTGGTGATTTCCACTGGCTTCTTTCTTTTTAAGTTGAGGGATGCTTATGGGTAAGACTCTAAAATCTCGTCTTGTCGCATATCAGGCCAATGGAAGCAAGCTTGGATTGCTGCCTGAGCCGACTTCCTATACTGTGTCGTTCACTCATGATGCTGTAGGTGCTTTGACCGTCAGCTATTCGCGTAAAGCTTTGCGTGGTGAGATTCTTGACCGGCGTCTTGAAACCGGCTTGGAAATCGCCGTGGAAGTGTCTGATGGTGGACGTTGGATTGAACCGTATAATGGCCGGTTTGTTATCGCTTCACGTTCAAGGAACGCTTTGGACGTGTCCGACACGGTGTCGTTGACCGGCGTCTCCTACGGGTGGCTGTTGAAGAAGGCTCTGAATCTGGACACGTCCAGATTGGAGACCAAAGGCGACGAGAAAGGCACCCGTAAATTCGCGAACGCGAACGCTGGCACGATCATGCGCACGTTCATGGATGAGAATTGGAATCGTGGCGGCGTGAAAGTCGATTGCAGCCGGTTCACTTCTGGTGCCGATTCCGCTGGCAAACAGTGGGGCTATATGCTGCCGAGCATATATTACGATCTTGGCGTTTCCATACAGGACGTGTTGGATTCGCTGGTGAACAACGGCTTATGCGATTGGCGTACCGATGCTCGTCAACTGTTGTTGTGGAACGCCGATAGCGTCGCCGTCTGCCGGGACTTGTCCAAATCGTGTGTGGTGACGCTTGCTCAGGATGTGTCGGAGGCTCCCGATGACGAGAGTATCGACGGGTTGGCTTCCTCGATCCTTGTACGTGGCGACAATATTAATTTCCGGCAGGATAATCCGAACGCCCCGAAGCCTTGGGGCGGTTGGGAATTGTATTCAAGCCAACAGGGTGTGAACAAGAAGGAGACCGCCGAACATCTCATCAAACCGACGTTGGCTAACGCGGCTAGGGTTCGCGGACAGTACACGCGATCCGTGAACGTGGTCGAAGCGTCTTGTCTGCCGCTCATCGATTACACGATAGGCGATTGGATTACCGCGCCTACAGTGGCGAACCGTGAGAAGGTCCGTGTCCAACAGGTCACTTTGCAACTCGACTCGACTGGGTTCAAGGCTTCGCTGATTCTGAACGACAAGAATTATGATTCCTCGGTTCGTTTGACGAAGCGTATGAACGGTATTACCGGGGGCGCTCATCTTGGTGGCGCGTCTGGTGCGATTCCGGCTCCTGAAAAGGACCATCGCGTGCCGAAGGCTCCGCAGAATCTGTCGGCCAATTCCGACGCTTATATCAATGTGAACGGGTATGCGCGTGGCATGGTTACGGCCCGTTGGGATGATGTGACGTTGGCGACTGATGGCACCGCCATGGACATCACGTCGTATGCGGTCGAATATCGTGTGAACAAGACTGGGTATGAGTGGCATTCCGCTGGCACGACCACTGAGCATACGTTATCTTGGTCGAATCTGGATTGCGGTGTTCAGATTCTTATCAGAGTGCGTGCTGTCCCATCGTATTCAGATCAGATGGGCGAATGGTCCAGTGTATTCGCGTTGACCGTCGCCAAGGATACGACGCCGCCTCCGGTCCCATCCAAGCCGATTCTTTCTTCCGAGTTGGGCGTGGTTTCGGTTGCTTGGGATGGGAAAACCGCTGATGGTGGTTCTATGCCTATTGATTGGGATAGGAATATTCTCGGCGAACGTTTGGCTGATGGCGGTTTCAAGGAGATCGCGGCCGTCTCGACCGGTATCGGCGATTATGTGATTACTGGTTTGACGGCTGGCACGTCTCATACTTATGCGTTTCGTGCTGTCGATCATGCGGGCAATAAGTCTGACTGGTCTGCGATTGCCACTGTGACCGTGGCTTCCGCCGTCTCGCCTGATGAGGTCAAGCAGATTCAAAAGGATTTGGCTGACAATCAGACGGCGTTGAAGGATAATACGGCGAAGCTGACGCAGGCCCAGAAGGACATCCAAGCCAACAAGTCTAATCTTGATGCGGCGAATCAGACGCTCGCTCAAGCCAAGACTGACCTATCGCAGGCGCAGAAGGACATCGCGCAGGCCAAGAGCGACCTGACCACCGCGAATGGCGAGATCAGCAAGGCGAAGGAATCCGCCGCCCAGGCGTATGCCGAGGCCCACTCGAAGAACCATACGTTTCGCGGGCCGGACGAGCCGAAGGATAATCTCATCGTCGGCGACCTGTGGCTCAAGACGCAGAAGTATTGGAAGAGGTGGAAGGGCGAGAAAAACAACTCACCGAGCCTCTTGGCCGACTTCTACACCTACTGGCAGGGCGAAGCCAATAATTCTCCTTCCGTGCTTGTGCCCTTGTCCGATCGTGTGATTGACACGCTTGTCTGGGATGGTGCCGCTTGGAACCACTTGGGATATGCCGACGTGGAGAAGAACGCGGACGAAATTTCCAAGGCGAAGTCGGATATCGCGGACAATGCCGCTAAGACCACGGATGCCCGCAAAGCTGCCGAGAATGCCGCTGCCGCAGCGAAGACCGCGCAGGGCACGGCAGACAGTGCGAAGAGCGCCGCAGGCACGGCCCAGTCAACGGCGGATGCCGCACAGACTGCCGCTAAGAGTGCCACCGCTACCGCAGGTCAGGCCAAGGATGCCGCCAACGCAGCAAACGCCGCCGCCGAAAGCGCGAAGAAGACGGCTGGCAATGCGGAGACACTGGCGAACACGGCCAACGCTTCGGCCAATGCCGCCAAATCCGACGCGGCTTCCGCCAAATCGGACGCTTCCACCGCGAAGACCGACGCGGCCAACGCCAAGACCACCGCCGCGAACGCTTCGAGCGTTGCCACGCAGGCCAAGGCCACCGCAGACAGCGCGGCCCAATCCGCCACCGACGCGGCCACCGCCGCAAGGAAGGCGAATACGGCTGCTGCCGCCGCGGCTGGCGTGGCGAACGGCAAGGCCGACGTGCTCATCCAGAGCACGGCACCGGCCACGTCGATGCGCAAGGCTTCGACCTTGTGGATTGACACGACTGGAGGCGCGAACACGCCGAAGCGTTGGAATGGCAGTGCTTGGGTGGCTGTGACCGACAAGGCCGCTACTGACGCCGCGAATGCGGCTGTCAAGGCGAATGATGCGGCCAAGACCGCTCAATCCACCGCTGACAAGGCGCAGACGGCTGCGGCCAATGCGGCTTCTCAGGCTAATCAGGCTCAGGCGGCGGCGCAGAAGGCACAGACCACTGCGGACGGCAAGAATCTCATCTACCGTGGCCCCGACGAGCCGTCCCATGACGGTTTGAAGCCTGGTGACATGTGGTGGAGGACTCAGAAATATTGGACGCGCTGGAAGGGCGAGAAGAATAATTCTCCGAGCCTCTTGGCTGACTTCTACACGTACTGGCAGGGTGCGCCCAACGCCAGCCCCTCCGTGCTGGTGCCCTTGTCTGACCGCGTGGTGGAAGTCCTGACGTGGGATGGCACGAGATTCGAGCCATTCGACCTCGTGGCGAACAACATCCTCGCTGCTGGCACGGTGGCCGCGAAGCATCTTGCCGCCGACTCAGTGACGGCGGAGAAGGTCAAGGCCAATGCCATCACGGTGGACAAGCTCGCCGCCAATTCGGTCACGACTGAAAAGCTGGTGGCTGATGCGGTGACCGCCGCGAAACTCGCCGCCAACTCGGTGCAGGCGCGGAACATCGTCGCACTGGCCATCACGTCCGACAAGATCGCGGCCAATTCGGTAACCACGGGCAAGCTCAAGGTCACCGAGGATATGACCGTCGCGCTCCTGAATGTCCATAAGATTCAGGCCGGAGACATTGCCGCTCTCGCGATTACCACGGACAAGCTTGCCGCTGGCGCGGTCAATGCGGATAAGCTGGCCGCGAATTCGGTCAATGCGTCCAAGATTGTGACTGGTGCCATCACAGCCGACAAGCTCGCGGCCAATTCGGTGACGGCTGTCAAGATCGCGGCTGGCACTATCACGTCCGACAAGGTGGCGGCGGGCCAGTTCAAGGGCTATGTCTTCACCGGCGCTATATTCCAGAGCTCCGAGGCCGCGAACACGGGCATGAAGCTCAATTCGACAGCCCTGCAAATGTGGGATTCCAACCACAAACAGACCGTCTACCTGGACGGTGAGGGGAAGAGCAATGTGCTGACCGGCACGTTCCAAACCCGTGTGAGCGGGCATCGCGTGCGCATCAGCCCCGACTACCATTCGTATGCGATCGGCGGCTCGGAGACGTTCGTTGGTGACGGATTGGAATTCCCCGCATACAACGGTTCCACCGCCTACTACAGTCATCCAGCCATCGCATCGGCCATCCAGTCGAATCAGGTCGGCTCGATGGGCGAACTGGACTTGTGGAGCGGACACGTGAGCAAGAACGATCCCGCCGCGTTCATGTCTCTCAAATCGAAGCCGCGCAAGAAAGGCGGTACCGGCAGCGGCGGCGTCACATCCAGAGTGCATGCCGTGGCGAACACGGATTACGACGAGCCGGACGAGAGCAAGAAAAGCAGCGCTTACCTCACTCTGTCCGGCGATAGCGCGAACGGTTCGGAGTGCTGGCTCGGAGCGCAAGACGCAAACGGCGAGGTCGGAGTCGGCGCGAACATCGGCACCGGATACCTGTATCTCGGCGGCTATCTCGGCGGCATCACGAACCGTTTTACGTTCCATGCCCAGGCTGCGTGGAAGGCGTGGTATCCGAATCCCGGCAAGAGCATCGCGAACGGCGCGGCAACGCAAGTCACCTGCACGTTCAGCCCGACGAAATACGGCCACTATTACGTCGTCGCTAACGCGGATTCAGAATGGGCCGGCATCATCGCACATCCATACAATACGGGCGGGCAGAGCGGCTTCACGCTGAAACTGTATAACGCCGACCGGCCTTGCCCGGTGGATATTTACGCGGAATTCCTGGCTTATTTGGTCAAATGATTGGAGGACATATTGTCATCGACTTTCGAAATGGATGCGAACGGATTGTGCATCATCCGATGCGATCCGCCTGTGAACGGGTCGGACAGTTTCGTCTTCCGGCCTGATGTGCTCGTCTCGTGGAAGGCGCTGCTCGGATTGGCTTCGACCCGTGAAGCGATCGCGGCGATCATGCAGGGCAGGGAGGACACGAGCCGGTATGACCCGAAGACCGGCAGGGGCGTGTGGACTGGAGCGTTCGAAGCGTTGGAGGCGGCTTTATCCGATTCCGCCACCGGGGTGAGCATGCTTGCGGACGATGGGGAAGTGTTGAATGACCCGCTGACCGCCGCACGCAACAGGACGCGTGAGGGCATGAATCTGCCGGTCATGTCGAATGAGACCGACGCGCGGATGTGCGCCGCATTGACTGCTGACGGTTCCGGCGTGGAAGCGTCCAGCGGCATCGACACGGCCTGCACGCGGGATATCGACGGATTGGACGCCTTCCTTGAGGACGAGTCCAGTCAAAGCATGCTGGACGAATGCGAGGAACGTTTCTACGAATCCCTCATGCCAAGACAAAACCAACAGAATTAAGGAGATTGATTATGGCCGATGTGACCACTGAGACCACTACCGATACCGCGCCTACCGTGACGCCCGCCGAGCCGTCTGGCGTGCTTGATTTGCGTCCGCCGAAGGAGTCGGTGCGAGCGGAATTGTGCCGATTGGGATTGGAGTTTTCCAGCGCTGACGGCACCGCCGAATCGTGGCGCGACTATCAGCGTGGCGTGCTTGCGACGTTCGATGATTCCGGCGCGTCCGTCACGTTGACGGACGTGAAGACGAATCTCGGACGCACTTTGACGCTCGACGGGCTTAAGGCCGTTACGCGTATCGATACGATGACCGCCGCCGACTAACCAGTATTTCCCAGTTTTTTCAACCCCTGCAATCCACACGGATTGCGGGGGTTTCGTATTTAAGGAGACTATTTTGGCTCAGATTCCAGCCGACGCGAACGAGGTCATCGACCAGCTCTCGCAACAGATTGGCACTCTCAGCAAGCAGGTCGCGATCCTGACCAGCCAGCTCAACGCGGCCATGAAATTGATCCCCAAGGATGTGCTCGAAAGCGTGAAGGGAGACGAGAATGCAGAGGATTAACCTGTGGCCGAACCCAAAGTTCGACCCCACCGGCTTCCATGTCGTCAAAAAGGGCGGCGACATATCGAAGTACATGACCGGTGGCACGCTGGCCAACACCAGAGGCGAATACATCGACCTGCCTTTCGCGTGCGAGGTCGGCGTGGAATACGTGTGCACGTGCAGGATCGTCAGCAACGATACGACGAATAATAAAATCGGCATCTTTTTCGGCAGCACGGCCGAATACCCAAGTGCCCAGACGGTCGGGAAATATACGATCCGCTTCACCCCGACCGCCAATAACACGCGCCTGGCCATCCCCTCCGGTATGGCCATCAGCGAATTGAGCGTGGAAGCCGCCGACACGTATGACGCGGCGTCGGGGGGGGGCTTCCGGGCTTCTTCTCGGGGGACACGATGCCACGTGATTAAGGCGATTCGTCGGGCGGGTGATGTCCGATGATAATCACGAACCTATGCACGAGCCCAACCTCGACCATCACCTTGAGAGCCAACAATTGGGTGCATCTCACGACCGTTCCGAGCGTGAGAGGGATGACATATTGGGTCAGTTTCGATGTGAACGTCACAGGCGGCACTGTCTCGTTTATCGGAACACAGGGCGAATTCAGCGCACGCCAACGTGTCAGCTACATGACGTACGTCGACAATTCCAGTCCGCTATCAGTGAATTATTCCGTCAAGTCAGGCAGTCCGACCGTCACCGTGACAAATATACTCATCTGCACGTGGGCCGAGTATCAGTCGAACAAGACCCTGCTCGACGGCATCGGATATTTCGACGGGGATACGATGCCGCTCGCCTAACTCCTATGGGGGTGATGGCATGACTCCCATCGTTAATCACTGCGTCATGCCGAAAGACGGTGTGAGCGTCAAGACGACGAACACGACACCATCGGACATCACCTTCACGGGGTTGACGGCGGGCGTGAAATACCATGTGAGCGTCGTCTGTTACATGCTGTCCACGAGTGGCGACAATCCGCGCTTGCGTCTCACCACCAATGGCAGCGATAGTGGGCTGGTCACTTCGAATGGTCGCGTGGATTACGTCTTCACCGCCGCCAGCACCACTCACGGCATTCTCGTCGGTCTGAACAATTGCACGGTCAATCTGAGCAAGGGCTTGTGCGTGCCTCAAGACCAGTGGCAGCAGCTCGTCTCGTTGGGATTGCCGGGCAATTATTTCGATGGCGACACCATGCCAAAAGATTAAACGATTTCAAGGAGATGTGATGTGTTTCAAACGTTTTTAGCGGGGTTTGGTGGTGTCGGCGGCGCGTGCGCGGTAATCACACTGTGCTTGAAAATCTGGCCGGGGGCGCTCGAATCGCTCGCGACCGGCCTGTACGCGCACGTGCAGCCGGAACGATTGCCCTACGATTCGCCGCTTTCCCAGCATTTCGCCAAGACCCGGACTTTGGGAGAGCGGACATCGAAAATCGACGACCGTATGGACGAATTGTGCCGCGACACGATCAAAAACACGATCATCAGTCTGATCTACGGCGACCAGTCGCACGATCACAGCGAGGCCGTCAGCTACGAGTTGTCGAAGCTTGAGAAATTGGACGCGCAATGCTGGATCGTCGCCGCCGCCGAAAAATATTTGGAGGACAGGCAAGGACACGTCTCATGATTGCAGGCGGCATATACCTGCTGTTGCTCGCGCTCGTCATCATGTTCAATCATGGCGCGCACAGGCATTGATTTTCACACTTCAAAGCCATCCAATTTCGGGATGGCTTTTCTATTTGCCCTTGACTTGGGGGCGGGAAGGAGAGGATGTGGGCATCCTCAACAACAAAGGCAAGCCGAAGCACAAGCGTCTGCGTCGGCATATCGGCAAGCCGTTGACCGCGTTGGCTGCGGTGCTGTGCGTCGCTGTCGCGCCGGTCGCCAGCGCGAATATGAACGTCATCGACGTGAGTGGATGGCAGTCCGCTGACGTGACGCGCGTGGTGGACGCTGACGCGGCCATCGTGAAGATCACGGAGGGTGGCGGCTACGTGAACCCGTCTTGGCGCAGCCAGACCGATTGGGCACGGCAGACCGGCAAGGCTTGCGGCGGCTACCATTACGCGGACGGCGGCAACGTCACCGCCGAGGTCAACCATTACCTGAACCAGTTCAACGGCTATGTCGGCCAATGCGTGCTCGCGTTGGACTGGGAGTCCAACGGCAACGCAGCTTGGGGCAACGGCGACTGGGTGCGCCAGTGGGTCAACCAAGTGTATTCGCGTACCAAGGTTTGGCCCATCGTGTACGTGCAGGACAGTGCCGTGTATCAGATTCCGTCCGACGTGCGCGCCCATTGCATGCTGTGGAAGGCTCAGTACGCTTCCATGAACGCGACCGGCTGGCAGTCCACTCCGTGGAACGCCGGCAGCAAGGGCGAGGGCATGGTGCAGTACGCGTCCACCGGCTATCTGAACGGTGTCGGCCCGTTGGATTTGAACCTGTTCTTCGGTGAGCGTGACGCTTGGCAGAAGATCGCGAACGGTGATAGGGGTAAGACCCATGCCGAGGTGAGGCATGATCCGGTCAGGCCGCAGGTCACTGCCACGCCCGACTACAATGACATGGCCACGAAGGTCATTCGCGGCGTGTACGGCAACGGCAATGAGCGTCGTCAGGCTCTTGGCGGCGCGTATGACACGGTGATGGCGATAGTTAACCGGCGTCTTGGCGGTTCTGGCGGCGCGCCTGCTGCCGTGAATTGCGGCAGCGTGTGCGTGACGGTGCGTTCCGGTGACACGTTGAGTTCCATCGCAGCTAGCAATGGTGGCTCGTGGAACCAGTGGACGGGATACCGTTCGGGTAATCCGAATGTCATCTACGCTGGCGAGACCGTGTGCCGTCGCACCGGCACGGGCACGGTCGCCACCGGTGGACGGTACGTGGTTCGTTCCGGCGACACCCTCGGCGGCATCGCCGCATATTACGGGGTCAACATGTACAGCATCCACGGGTATCGTTCCGGCAATCCGGCGTTGATCTATCCGGGCGAAACCCTCTACTGGTGATTGGAGTAACTATGGTCGATGAAGTCAAGGAGACTCAGAATGACGGCGAAAAGCCGCAGGAAGAAACTGGCGAGGAAAACAACTACATCCTGCCGGACGAAGCGTACAAGGTGCTGAAGTGGTTGGCGTTGATCGCGTTGCCCGCTTTGGCCGTGTTCGTGCATGTGGTCGGCCCCGCATGGAACCTTCCATGCGTTGACCAGATCGTGACCACGTTGAACGCTCTGGCCGTCTTGGTTGGCGCTTTGATCGGCGCCAGCGAGTTGAAGGCACGGTATTCCGAGTAGAAACCTTTCATTTCTCTAACATCATGTTGGAGAAGTGTAAGAATACTATGCCCAACTAGTACGTCCTGTACAAGTTTGCCCCTCTCTCAGCGATTACGCTGGGGGAGGGGCTTTTTGTGTTTCGCACGGTAGAATCATCATCATGACCAAGAAAGAGCATGATGATTTTTGGACGAAGTGGACGCGCGAGCTCACGAAGGATGTGAAGGCCGACAGGATACACGGCGGTGAAGCTGATTTCAGCCGAATGCATGGCGCAACATTGGACACTCAAGCCTTATACGACCTGCTGCCGAAAATCTGACCACACATTGCCCCTCTCTCAGCATTGCTGGGGGAGGGGCTTTTCTGCGTTTTAGGGCTTCTATTCTGCGGTTCGATTGGCTCTATCGCCATCACCAAAGTCTATTTGTTGGCCCATTTGGTCGTAATAGCGGTTTTGATACATGTTGCAAAACTTTTCCCTGATGTGATCCACCACAGTTTGCACCGCCGTATGTTTCTCAATGTCCAACTGCTGTTCGGTGATGGTTATCTTCTTTGGGAACTCGTCTTCTGGATGCCAGGTATCGTAACCGGCTCCGTTTATCACCATTCTGGGTGCGTTGAATACGAACCCATATCGTTCTACGAGTTTCAACGCTTCATCGAATCCTCGACCGTATCCTTCCCTATACGAAACTACATCAAGCTCATGCGGCATTTACGACACCTTTCTGTTCGATCTGCTTCAAGTCTAATGCGGAGTTCATCGTTTCCATTGCGGCCAACCGTTCTTTCAACCCGGCATGACGGTAGTGTTCGACCATCAGACGGCTGGAATGGCCCACGATTTCCTCGACCAGTCCGACATCCACGCCCATTGACATGAGGATGGTAACGACGGTATGACGGGTTTCGTGACGGCTCCTATGCTCCGCATTGGGTACTCCCGCCGCTTCCAACAGTTTGCGGAACTGTTCGATATCCTCTTCCGGTTCGATAGGGGAGCCGTCATCATGACGGAACAGGAGTCCATGCGGGTTCGGTATTTCAGCGGTATCCACCAAGTATGCTTCGAGTGTCTGCGCCAATGCGGGAATGATTGGCACTTTCCTTCCACGCTTCGATTTCGGCGGGGTGAGACACCAGCGGCCTTGCAACTCGATCATGTCGAAGCCGTCTGGAATACGCCACCTCCATTGCGGACATGCGGCACCACGCTTGTATCCGCACGGGTACACGCCTTTACGGTCTGGTTCGCCGCAACCGTGCTCCTTCTTCAACTCCTCCAGTTTCCAGTTGACGGTGTATTCGCCGTAGGGGATGCCGTTTGCCGTGGTGGTCAGTTCGAGGTCTTGGAGTGATGCGCCCAAGATTTCGCCGGGGCGCATGCCGGTGCATAGTCTGAACCATTCCCTCGCGCCGTTCCGTATGCCTAGTTCGTTGGCGGCTTGGAGGATGCGTTTGGCTTCATCGTCGGTGAATGCGGTACGCTCGTGGGCTTCGTTCTTGCGTTCGTCGGCAAGACTGATGTCCTTGTCCTTCGGAGTGGGAACGCCACCCATCGGATTCGTGGGAAGAATCCTATCCGCTACGGCGGCATTGCAAATCTGGTTCAACGTGGTGTGCGTCTGGCGGCGGAGGCTGAGACTGGCCTTCACGTGCATTTTCTTGCCGTCGATGGTCTTCGCGACGGTAAGGCCATTTACGATGCGGTCGCAGACTGCGGCGTTCAGGTTCGACATTTTCTGCGAATGGTATGGGCGTAGATGCTTGCGGACGATGGTTCGATAGTTGGCGAAAGTCTTCGGGTCTGCATCCCTCTGCCGTCGTTCCAACCATTGTTCCGCATATGCGCCCAACGTGACTGACGTGTTGCTGGTGCTGCCGAATTTGGCTCGCTCTTGGAGCAGTTCGGTCAGACGCCGGTTCGCGTCAACGTATTTTTTGCAGCTGTAGGTCTTCCCGTCGATTTTGAACTCGTAGCTGGGGTAGACCCTGATTGTGCCATCGGCCAGCTTCTTTGGACGTTCAACCCGATATGGGTAGACGATGCCGTTTCTTGCTTTGCGTACCATGATTACCTCCTTGCTTCCATATTCTCAGACATTCTCAGACTTCCATTTGACCTTCACTTGAGGGTCACTTGACCCGCAAGTGAGGTTAAACCGTTGGAATGAAGCCGTTTTGCCCAATCGTTCCAAGGGGTATTCTATCAGACTTTCTAACTGTTAATCGGACGGTCACTGGTTCAAGCCCAGTCGCAGGAGCCATTCGAAAAATCCCCTTGGAAACAAGGGGATTTTTTCATTTTCAACGACTCTTGGCATTTTTGGCCACCCTTCA